CTCCACCCATTCGAAGGATCCATCGGGGTTCTGGACTCGAGCCTGGATCGTCGGGAGAACGGTGCAGGTTTGGGTCGCAGGGTCAAAGCTTTGAATGATCCCAGGGAGGGCCGTCCAGATCGTGGCCTGAAGCCCGTCAAGAGCGGCGAGGATCCCACCGAGCTGATCACCTGCTCTTTCGCGTCTATCCATATGCAGTCACTTTCCTGGTGGTGGGGTGGATGGTCAAGCAGATCAGATCGACATACCAGTCCGGCCCTCGAGTGTCACCCACATACTCGGCGACATAGATGCGATAGAGACCGTCGGCACTGATATCGGCCAGCTGTTGAAGCCCTGAGTAGGGATGGTTGTATCGGAGCGGGGCCACATCGGGGTCCTGCTGAACGATCTGGTTGATGCTGGCGTTGTCGATCTTCACGGTACCACCAACTACCAGCTTCGGGTTCATGAGGCAGCGGACTCGGATCCCTTCCTCGGTCTGCTCTGCGCGGCCAATCAACCCAGTCTTACTGGTCAGGACAACGGCCTCTCCCGGCAAGTAGCCCTCCAGGGCAATGACCTTGATCTTGCCGTCCTGGATCGACCAGGTTGCCCCCATGTTGCGAACTTGACTTCGAGTGATGGCCTTCGCCATCCCGAACAGAACCTTGCCCCGCGGGAGGATGCCGCCAGTGCCCAGTGATCCCTCGACCACGGTGCCCAGCTTCACCCCGTACTTCTCAAGCGGGGCGGTGGCTTCACGCAGCCGCTGCATCGGGGTCGAGCCAGGCGCGAGAACTCGCCGGCAGGTTGCCCAGTTGTAGGCGATATCCCCATCACTCGCCAAAATGTCGAGGTAGGTGTTGACTCCATCAGGCTCCCGGCCGATCCGGTACTGCTTGATGGTGCCATCAAAGACGAGGCCGTAGTTGCCCTCGTAGCCGGCTTGAACGACCACGCGGCTGTATTCGCCCCGGATCGCCGCCACCGTTTCCTGCTTCAGATTGAAGACGCGGATGGAGCAGTTGGCCGGAGACTCAGCATCCTCTTGCACGGTCTGGAACTTGAAGTGCATCGATGACAGATCAAGCCCCTTGTCCCCCTGCCGAATGATCAAAGATGCCTTCCGGTTGTAGAGCGTATTGCGGTCTAGCATGATCAGGGGAGCACGTAGTAGACATGCCCTTCAAGCCCCAGGTTCGTGAAGGTGGGTACTTGCTTGGGATCGTGATCAGTCTGAACGATCAGGGCCCCAGGAATCCCCAGGTGGGCATACTGCTTGAGCAGGTTGATGCCAGTGACCACCGGAGCCCCCATCAGCAGGGGGTTCCCATCGATGTCGGCAAGGTTGAACATCCAGCTGGCACTCCTGGTACTCCAGTAGAAGGTCAGCTGGTAGATCGTTCCAGATAGATCGATCTGGAGGGTCTGTGGTTGGGGTGAGAGTGGGATTTCGTAAGGGGTCATGCTGCCATCGCTGCGCTGCCAGCTTCACTGTTGAAGTTCGGGGCCTCACTCACGGATTGACTGCCTTGGTTGACCACAGGGGCGGTCGTCTCTGGTGCCTTCTGGGCCTCGGTCGGGACCTGGGTCACGGTCGAGGTGCTGACGAGGATCACTTCCTGGAAGGTGGCCGTGACCATCAGTGAGTTCTCGGTGTCCTTGTTCGTCTCAACCCGGAGGCTTCGAACGAGCATGTTGGAGTAGATGCGTTTGCCCGTGTAGACATCGAAGGGCACACGCGAAGCCTGGAGGGCCAGGAGGTTCTTGTAGACCTCGTTGACCTGGCTGACTGCTTCACCGTTCAGGAAGGAGGTCGCGATATCACCGACCCCGTTGATGGTCCCCGTCACGGCACTCAGGAGCCCGGAGAGGATATTGCTGTTCGAGGGGGTGTTGCTCCACCCGCAGCGAATGATCACCTGTGCCGGGCGCATGTAGGCGTGATCCGTGATTCGAGCCCCCATCTCGATCGGATGGTCGGTGATCTCCAAGTCGTCGGTGTGGTTCTCCTCGAAGGTGACCTGTGCGACGAACTCGCCGAACTGGCGGCGGGGTCTGACCAGGATTGCTTCGAGCCCCAGCTGGAGGGCCGCGGTGACGAGCCCCGTCGTTTGTCCCATTACTGCATCCTTGGTGTGAGGTTTCGAACAAGATCAGCATTGACTTCCCGCTGCTCGCGAGCGATCTCTGCTGCGGCAACTTTCGGATCACTGACCCCAGAGACCGTGATGTTGTTGGTCTGGTTGACTTGAACCGGAACCCCGCCTGCGACTTTCAGGGCGTAATCCTCAGTCTCGCGCGGGAGACCCAGGGCATACTTGCCGCGACCGTTGAGGTAGGAATCCAGATTGCCTTCGCCAAGGTTGTAAGCAGCGGCGGCCTTCTTCAGATCGCCCTTGTAGTACTTCAGCAACCCGGCCATCTTCTTCGCGGCGGCACTAGCCGAGGCAGTCAGGTCATCCTCCTGGCCGGCGATCCCATACTCGGCGGCGGTCTTGGGCATGAACTGGAAGTGACCGCGGGCGCCGGCAGAACTGAGCATATTCCGACCCCGGTTGGACTCCTTCCACCAGATACGGTCCAGGAGCCCACTAGGAAGCCCGTATTGCTGTTCAAGGCGGGCGAATAGGTCTTCGGGCCGCTCATAGGTTTCAGTGCCTCGTACGAAGGGTGGGTTGACCTGGCCCCGGCCTGCTCCTGATCCGGAGGAGATGTACTTCTTGGCTTTCCCGAAGCGCATGAAGCGTTCGTACGCATCGTCGATGGGTTTCTTGAATCCCCCAGTCGGATCGACGTATGGCTCCGGGGGCTTGATCCCGAGCCGAGCCTTGGACTCAGGACTGAGCGTGACCCCTTCCCGTTTCGAGCTGAGGCCGAGCCCCTCCTTGATCCGTTGCCAGAAGTCGGCCCCTCCCTTCCACTCCTTGACGATCTTGGTCCAGTCATTGAGGACCTGGATGGTGACATCCGCGAACTCACGCATCGCCGGGAGCATCTGAATCGAGACGGCATCCTTGAAGAGCCCGACGCGCATCAGGATCTCGCCCCAGGTATTGGAGTATTCCTTGCCGGCCGCCGCGGCCGCTTCCTGGTCGATGCCCATTTCCCGAGCCAGGCGTTTCTGTAGCTCGATCTTTTCCTTCCAGACATCGAGCCCGTCCTGCAGCAAGAGCAGATCGTTGGGAGAGATCCCGAAGTACTCTGCGTACCGGGCGCCGATGGCAAACGGCATCTTCTTCAACTCGGTGACCAGGTCAACGAGCACGTCAGACTTGTCCCGGCCTTCGACCCTCACCCCCAGGCTGTTCAGGAGCCCGATCAAGCCAGGGTTCATCCGAATGGCCGAGGCCATGTTGACGAGGGACTGCCGCATCAGGTCGCCGGTCAGACCAATCTGCTTGGCCCCAAACTCAACGGCCCGCAGATTCCCGGCGGAGGTCTCAGCCAGCTTGGAGGCGTAGTACAGCTTCTCCATCTGGTTGGCGAAGATCGCGACCATGGCCTGAGCAGCGGTAGCCACTCCGACCAAACCCCGCCCCAGGTTGATAGCCCTCTTGTCGAGGCTGGCAAGCTCACCAGAGAACTTGCTTTGAGCCATCGTATCAACCTTGAAGCCAAGGCTGACGAGGTACTCACGGAGGATTGATTGATCTGCCATCACGTCTTCCTTTTCGAGGCTCGATACGAGTTCTCCTGCTCGACATCGAGTGCTTCATTGAGCAACGCAATGAAAGCCAGATCAACGCTCCCGTCGACCAGGCTCTCACTTCGAAGCATCCCGCGGAGAACCGGCCTCATGAGCCAGTCCTCCCCCTCCATCATGGAGATGTAGTTCCCACCGGATCCGGTGGGGGCCGTCAGTTGCTTGGCGAAGTCGGCCCGTCGCTTCGCCCCATCAAAAAAGGGCCGAGGTTGTCCCGGAGGACTGCCACCGCCAGCTGGATCATGGTGGGCATGTCGAGGTCGTCGAACATGATCAAGTTGCCAGAGGTCAGGACGGGGGCCCAGCTCTCGCCGGATTTCCTGTGGCAGGCGCCGAGGCAGGTGAACAGCAGGTAGTTCACTTCCTCATCCGGCATCTTGGCCAGCATGTCCATGATGGGGGAGAGGAGCCCCACGAAGTCATCCAGCTCCAGCTTCATGCCGGACTTGAGCATCTGGAGGCTCACCCCCATCGTGGCCAGGATTGGCCCCAGACGCCGCGCCACATGGAACTGCGTCAGGGCACTCAACTTACTCAGGCGGTAGGTATGGCCGCCCAGATCGATCGTCGTTGTCATTCTTCGTCTCCGCTTCTGTCAGGCTCAGCTACCCAGGGTCCGCTCGATGCGGATGGCATTGAACTCCCAGACCATGATGCCGGCATCCTTGCCGAAGTTGACATCGGGGGCCTTGGCGAAGCCGCACTGCTGGCAGGAGATGACGTCACCCCGGCTCGAGTCGTTGATCACGATCGTATTCTGCCCGTAGGCGGCCCCGGTGGCCGTCTGGAAGGCATAGAGGGCCGAGAGCAGCTTGTTGACCGGCGAGGTCTTCAGCAGATGCACCGTGACCTTGCCGCTCTTGTCAGCGTGGAGGGTGTGCTGGCCGTAGCCATCAGCACCGACCTGCATGGCCCCGATCTCACCGGCAGGAGTGACCGTAATGCCCTCCTCCGAGGTGCCCGATCCATTGCCCAGGGTGATGACGCCACCCGGCCCCACGAGGGTAGCCGAGACGTCGAGGAAGGAATACACATTGCTCATGGAAAAACTCCTTGTGGTGATCTGGGTTTACTGGTTGACCGTGATGGCCACGTTCGCGAAGTGGATGGCACCGGCCAGCTTCGCCGCGATCTGGATGGGCATGGCCAAGCGGGCCACCCGATCCGATTGGTTCTGCGTCGCCACCTTGGCGCTGTAGATGTAGAAGCCCTTCGGCAGATAATCACCCTGCGCGAGCTGGCCGAAGCCATTGGCATTCCAGACGCCGGGGGCCAGGAGTCCATTCAAGACTGCCTGGATGCAGACGGCCTCACATGCCGACGTCAGAATCTGCATGCCCTGGTCGGTCTGGGGGATCTTGGTCGTGCTCGTGTAGAGCAGGTTGTAGATCGCGGTCTGGATCGTCACGGCCAGCCAATCGGTGCCGGTCACGATATCGACGAAGGTGCCGTCGGCCATGACCCCTTCCTGCAGGATCGCGGTATCGTTGTTGTAGAGGACGAAGATGTTCGCATTCTTCCCCTGGGTGGCCGCGACCTGGGTGGCGTTCAGATTCTCAGCGGTGACG